GGCGCGATCATTGCCGGTGCGATGGGGCTTGACCTGCCCCGTGCGTTGACTGAATCGTTAGACCCGGTGGTCGATTGGACTGCGGAGTTGTATGACTTTGCTAGCAACAACGTGCGCGGTGCTGACGAGTACAGTTTCCAAAGATACAACCGACGCCGGATCGCTGACGATATCTACATGCCGACGATGTACAAGGACACGATCAGCGAAGTGTTGATCATGCCGGATGCGTCCGGGTCGATTGACCAACGTGCGATGAATGCGTGGGCATCAGAGATCGCCAACGTGTGCGAGGTGATGCAGCCTGATCTGGTGCGTGTGTTGTGGTGGGACACGCAGGTGCATGCCGAGCAGGTGTTTGAGCCGGGTCAGTTCGATCAGATTCGTGACCTGCTCATGCCCCGTGGCGGTGGTGGTACGGAGGTGTCGTGCCTCAGTCGCTACATCAACGATAAGAATATTACGGCAGACTGTGCCATCGTGTTGACGGATGGTTACGTCGAGCCTCAAGTGAAGTGGGACATCGACATCCCGACGCTGTGGATGGTGACGGAGAGTCGTATGTTTCGTCCCCCGGTGGGACGCATGGTGAAGATCGATAACCTTGGAAAGGAGAATCAGTGATGAGTAAGCATTACATTGCGGTGATCGAAGAGACTAACGGTAGTTTTGAGTACAAGTCAGAGTTCTTGTTCACTACAGACAAAGACCCGTGGGTGTATGGCAAGGAGGTCGCTGCCGACTGGCGTAGTGGCAACACCGAGTATGACAGTAACGTAGGTGGGTTCTGGAATGAAGACACCATCATTTGTTTGGATGCTGTGAAAGAAATCCCGGCAGATGACTTTGAGGTTCTGAGTAAATACTTGTCCGTCCTTTGAGGAGAATCAGTATGAGCGACGATATCTTTTTCCTGAACAAGTTCAGCCCCGAGCAACGTAGTTCGCTGCGTCGTACAGAACTGTTCGCATTCGCCCGTGAACTACGTGCGAGATCAAACAACAAACTGTTCTTGAGTACTGCTTCCATCGACGCTTACGTTGAGAAGGGTAAGATGGTGACAGAGCATGGCATCCCTGCCATGCACATTGAGATCAAGTACCCGAACAGTCGTAAGGATCGCGAATACAATCTGGAGTCTGTGCACACTGCCGGGTTCGACTACAGCACTAACAGTCTTGCCAAGTCCAAGCAGAAAGCCTACGTGATGCGACGCATTGCTACGGTGCGCGAACCGTTACGAGCATTCAACGTCGCCGTCAAGCAGGGCGATGACGAGTGGTTCCACAACGTCCTCCTGAGATTGGTGAACCGATACATGGGTAAGTTGTTGGAGTTACACCGAGTCGAGTCACGCTTCACGCCTAACTTTCATAACGCAACACAGGAGTGGTTGCTGCGTGTACTGGGCGGCTACTCGCACCGCGCTGACTTCCCGGCTAGCGTCGAGAACGAAGTCGCTACCAAGTTGGCAGAGTACGAGAACCGTAATAACTTTCTAAAGCAAGTCCGTGCGCTGACTGGTGTGATGTTTGACCGAGCCGAGAAGTGGCTTGTTGGACGTATACCTGATGGCTACATCGTGGCGGCGTTCGACCCCCGTGCTCTTGTGCGGTACATATCCGAGGCAGCGATTGAGGGTAACGTCTACTTGGATATCAGACGCGAACACATCCCGTTCACTGTCAAGCCGCGACCGTACCTGAGTCTGGATGATGTGCCGTCTGACATTCGCGATGACATGATGTCGGCTCTGCACCTGCAACGTGTGATGCGCGAGTCTGCATACCCCGAGATAACTGGTATCGACTCCGACAAGATCTTTGCCAAAACGTCTGCGTTTCACATGTCGAACGAGGGAGGGTGGATGACGTACGGTTATCAGCACCGTCCTCTGCAATGGATCATTGCGGATAAGGGTTAATACTATGTATACCTACAGTACTACCCCGATCAAGTTGCAGCACGATGAGTTGTGGTCTGTCTGCGTAGTGCGTGACACCACACAAAACCCAGAGATATATCGGGTGTACGTGGGCGATAACATGTTGCGGATATTCGATGTTAAAACTCTACCCGATACAATCAAAGAGAAGCTGGCGATGGTTCACGGGTTGGGTATCGACGAGCGAGTTATCGCTCCAATGAATATAGCGTGGGAGTTAAATCCTCCCGATCATTACCCACGAGAGTACATAAATATTGGATGGTTCGTTGCCAATAGTAATGCAACTAACATATACTATTATCAAGTGGTGCTTTCGTTTGAAGAACTATCCGTCATACGTGGGATGAAACTAACGTTTCCACAACAGAGGGAAGTCGCATGATCAGATGGTTACTAGGCTTCTTCAAGCGCGCTGATGATTTCCGCAAACGAGAATGGGCACATGTGCCTCCACCTGCGTGGGGAGCCAAACGAAGTGGGAGAGACTACTGGTGAATAAATCTATACAAGACATCTTCAAAGAATCATTGGAGATGTTGGATCAGGATAAGTTTGACGAGTGCATACCGGGGTTCACGAAACTCATCGACATGCATCCGTTGATCATTGCGTCCTACATTCAGCGTGGCCGAGCGCACTGGGAGATGAAGCGTTGGGACTTGGCACAGGCAGACTTTGAGAAGGCTCTGCACCATGACGCTGATGCTGCGGATGCCAAGTGGACGATGGGTCTGATGGCGATGCAGCGCGGCGACTTCAAGCGTGGGTGGGAGTTGTATGACGAGCGATGGAAGAGCACATCGTTTGCGTCACCCAAACTTAAAACTCGACTCCCCGAGTGGCGACCATACCGTGCCTATCAGTCTGTACTTGTATGGTGCGAACAAGGTATTGGCGATCAGTTGCTGTACAGCAGTCTGCTGAAGAAGGTTAAGAGTTGTACTAAGAAAGTTACAGTCATGATCGACATTCGGTTGGCAGGACTACTGCAACGAGCCAACCCAGACATCAAGTTCATCCCGCACAGCGCCAGAGTTAACAACGCTGAGTATGATTCTCAGATACCACTGGGCAGCATCGGCAGACACTTCATTGAGACAGAAGCCGACATCGACGAGTGCACACAGTTCAAGTTTATCCGACATGACACCAAGCGTGGCGAACAGGTGCAGCAAGAGTTGGGTCTGACCGGTGAGGAGTTTGTCATTGGTCTCTCATGGGCTAGTACTGCACCTCGCATCGACAAGCACAAGAGTATCAAGTTGGAAGAGTTGACCGGGCTGTGGGATATCCCGAATGCCAAGATCATCAACCTTCAGTACGGCAAGCCCGAGTATGAGATAGAACCATTTGAGGAGAAGACTGGTAGGCACGTGTGGCAGACCACCGTTGGTAACTTCTTTGATCTAGAAGGTGTAGCCGCGACGATGTCGCTGTGCGATGTAGTGGTGTCTGTCAGCAACGCCAACGTGCATATCGCAGGGGCGATGGGCAAACCCACGTACGTGCTTGATGCCAACAAACTTTGGTATTGGAACCAGAAGCGTGGCCGTACGAGTCTGTGGTATCCATCGGTAAAACTATTTCCACGCGATAACGTAAAGGCTCCGTGGGACAAACAAGTCCAAGAACTAATTCAGGAGATTCAAGATGACTACTTCCCTAACTCTTGATGACGATGTGTCTTATCTGGATGTTAAGCCAGAGGACATGGTTCCGATCCCGCCACAGGAAAAAGTCTGGGCAACGATTGGTGACAATCTTCAATTGGAATACATCGACTGGGACATGATTGAGAACCTCGCTCATCAGTTTGATCTCTTGCATAAGGCAGGAGAACAGAAGACTGAGAGCCATGTGATCTGCAAGTTATTAGTGTTGGTGCGAGATGACACGAGGAAAAAGGAAAGAGGGTAAGGTCTACACGCGGTTGTCGAGATTTAATTTGGCTCTCACGTATGAGCAGTACTTGTTCTTACTGGAGCGTAAACGTAGATGCAAAGAACTCGACGAGCGCATGACCTACAAGGATTTGATGGTGCTGTGGAATATGCGGCAGCATCACATGGCAACAGCCGTACACCGTGGGATCAGACAATATGACGAACGAATCGAAGCCGAAGGGGGAGTCGTCGAACGTGACCGTAGACAACGTGTCACCTCCCGGCGCGTGGCAGGACGAGATGAACGCCGCTCCGTGGGGATACGGCCAATCCCAACAAAAATTGTTAGAACGGTCATTAGAAAATATTCGAAGGGCGGGGCTGTTCAACGAGGCTACAGTGATTTTATTAGAGATCAATACTTTGAAGACTGAACTGGAGATACTGCGTGGAAATCGAAGATGATATTCTTGATCTGATTCGCGCACTCCCCAACGACATCAATGATGCCTCGACCACAACAGAAATGAAGTTTCTGACAGTGGGCAGCGTGTTGTGGGCGTGTCGTGATGAGATCGTCTACTTACGCAGAGAAGTTGAGAGGTTGAAAAGTGAGCGTCGTAAAGCAAGAAAGAAGGTGTACTGAGTGCAAGCGCAAGTTTGCAACGGCGAACTCATTTCACGCGCACAAATACAGATTTGGTGATTGCCGCTCTCTTGAAGCGATGGCGGCAATCGGATTCGTAGAAACCGCGAAGGGATGGAAGTTAATTGACCCCCGAACGAAAAGTAAAAGACAAGGTTAGAAAAGTTCTAACCGAGATCAAGGCTTACTACGCGATGCCCATCGGCACAGGTTATGGCAACGCCGGAGTGCCAGACTTCCTAGTCTGCTACAAGGGGTTGTTCATAGGCATCGAATGCAAGGCCAAGGGGAACAAACCGACTGCCTTACAGATGAAAAACTTTAAAGACATTGAAGAGGCAGGAGGACAAGTGCTGTTGATTGATGAGTCTAATGTTGATCAGTTGTTGCAATTAATATTGATAGGAGTCAGTTCGTATGAAAAAGCAGAGTAATGCTGCGAAGATTCGCGCTCTCTTGGCAGAGGGGCTGTCAGTAAAAGAGATCGCCGCCAAGTTGAAACTCAAAGAGAACTACGTTCACCAAGTAAAGTTCTATTGGAAGAACAATATCAAGAAGGGTGAGCGAGTTAAGAAAACCAAGTTGTCGAAGATCGCAAAGACCCGCGAAGTATTGCAGCCGGTGAAACCGTTGATCTTCAACGGGCAGAAGCCGATTAAGGTTCCCGAGGCCGACATGGTCAATCATCCCCCGCACTACAAGGTTGGCGGCGTGGAAACGATTGAGTTCATAGAGGCTAAGAATCTTAACTATCACTTGGGCAACGCTGTGAAGTACATCAGCCGCGCTTTCTACAAGGGCAATCCGTTGCAGGACTTGAAGAAGGCTAGGTTCTACATTGATCGCGAGATCGCCCGTCGAGAATCGAAGGCTGCTTGATCATGAGTTTCGTAACGCTAGATTTTGAAACGTACTACGCGAAAGATTTCAGTCTGTCGAAGTTGACGACTGAGGAATACATTCGTGACCCACGTTTTCAAATCATCGGCGTAGGTGTCAAAGAGAACGATGGCGAACCCGTTTGGTTTTCTGGATCTCACGATGAGATTAAAGAATTCTTAAACAGGTTTGACTGGAGCAGCACCGCTGTCCTATGTCACAACGCCATGTTCGATGGAGCGATACTGGAGTGGGTTCTGGATATTCATCCGAACTTCTACTACGACACGCTGTGCATGGCACGTGCTTTACACGGGGTCGATGCAGGTGGATCGCTTGCCGCGCTTGTTCAGCGTTACGAGATTGGTGAGAAGGGAACCGAAGTACACAACAACATCGGGAAGCGGAGAGAGGACTTCTCTCCGGCAGAACTGGAGTTATATGGGAACTACTGCACGAACGACGTTGAACTAACGTGCAAGTTGTTTGCTCATATGGCTCCGGTTTTTCCCGAGGTCGAGTTCAATCTGGTGGACATGACCCTCAAGATGTACACCCGTCCGACGCTGATGGTGGACGATGCGCTGTTGGTCACGAGGCTAGATGAGATTAAAGCCGAGAAGACTGAACTGCTGAATGGCTTGAGAGGCTTGCTCGACTGTGGGCTAGAGGAAGAAGTTCGCAAGAAACTCTGTAGCAACAAACAGTTCGCGCAGATACTGGAGGACTTCAACATCCCCGTGCCCATGAAGATCAGTCCGACTACGGGCAACCCGACCTTTGCTCTTGCCAAAAATGATGTGGGGTTCATGGCTCTGCAAGAACACCCCGACCCGATCATTCAACAACTCTGCGCGGTTCGTCTGGGTACGAAGTCCACCATCGAAGAATCACGCATCGAACGCTTCATCGGAATCGGTTCACGGAACGATGGCATGCTGCCTATCCCGTTGAAGTATTACGGGGCACACACCGGACGGTGGTCAGGGCAGGACAGCGTCAACTTCCAAAACTTGCCGAGTCGCGATGCCAAGAAGAAGGCGTTGAAGAATTCAGTGCTGGCTCCCCGTGGACATGTCGTTATTAACTGTGACAGTTCACAGATCGAAGCGCGTGTGCTGGCGTGGTTAGCCGAGCAGGAGGACATGGTCGAGGCGTTCCGTAACAAGCGGGACATCTATTCCGAGTTCGCCACGCAGGTCTACAACAGAACTATTACGAAGAAAGATCCAGTCGAGCGGTTCGTGGGCAAGACCTGCATCCTTGGACTGGGTTACGGCACAGGTGCTGCCAAGTTGCAGCACACTCTGGGCACGGCGCATCCGGTGAGCGTTCGCCTTGAAGAGCATGAGTGCAAGCGCATCGTGCATCTGTACCGACAGGCCAACAGCATGATCCCGAGGTTTTGGAATGACTGTGACCGAGCCTTGTCATGGCTGATGAGCACGGGTGCGAACGTTGGTAAGTCTTACTACTTGGACAACAAGCAAGTCGTGGAGATAACGCCGGAAGGCATAAGGCTTCCGAACCGACTGTACATCCGCTACCCGAACCTCCGCACTAGCGGCCTTGAAAACGGATGCGTTTACACATCACGCCGTGGCGTAATAAAGATCTGGGGCGGTGCAGTTACTGAGAACATCGTGCAAGCCCTCGCCCGAATCATCGTGGGCGAACAGATGCTAAAGGTAAACGAACGTTACCGAACTGTGCTGACCGTACATGACGCAGGTGTTTGGGTTGTCCCAGAATCCGAAGTCGATGACGCCCTTGCATTTATAG